AAATCTGGATCTAAAGGTTGTAAGTTAGCGATGAAAGGTAAAGGCAGAGCTTACGGAAAGAATTCGTAATGAGAACTTACTACTCGAAAGGTGGAGGACTTAGAGAATGGGTCAAACAAAACTGGGTCGATATTGCAAACAAAAAATCGGATGGATCATTCCCGAAGTGTGGAAGAAGTGGTGGAGAAAAAAGAAAAAATTATCCAAAATGCGTGCCCATTGCGAAAGCAAGAGCGATGTCCAAAGGGCAACGTGCGGGTGCCGTAAAGAGAAAACAAGCGAAAGCTAATACAGGACCTACACCTAGTAGAGCTGCAACATTTGCAAAGAAAAAGAAGACGGCATAATGAGTAGTAGATATAATAAAGATAAGAAATTTTCTTATGTAAAAAAATCACCTTTTAATACACGTAAAAGAACTATGATAGTTAGTCCAACCGAAGGTATTTTACCTATAGAAGAATATGGAAAAGGTAAAAACTTTCCTGCAAAAATAATTAGAGTTTTAAATGCTAAGGGTGGAAGAGTAAGAGATAAAATGCCCAAAAGAAATAAAAAGAATTTTCGTCCAACGGAAAAAGGTGCAGGCATGACAAGGGCCGGAGTGGCTGCATATCGAAGAGCAAATCCCGGCTCTAAATTAAAAACAGCCGTGACAGGAAAAGTGAAGCCTGGATCAAAAGCTGCTAATCGTAGAAAATCATACTGCGCAAGATCACTAGGACAAATGAAAAAATTTCCTAAAGCAGCAAAAGATCCGAACTCACGTCTTCGTCAGGCAAGAAGGAGATGGAAATGTTAAAAAAACAAAAGATTAAAAAAGTAATCAAAGGTTTACAAAAAGCATCAAAGTCACATGCTAAACAAGCTAAAACATTAAAAGGAGTTATCAATGGCGGATCCAAAAAAGGGAACGGGAAAAAAGCCTAAAGGTTCAGGAAGACGATTGTATACGGATGAGAATCCTAGAGATACAGTTAAAATAAAATTTGCAACACCAGCAGATGCAAGAGCAACTGTTGCAAAAGTTAAACGTGTTAACAAACCGTTTGCACGTAAAATACAAATATTAACGGTCATGGAGCAAAGGGCTAAAGTTATGGGTAAAAGCCAAGTTGCTTCAATCGCAAAGAAAGGAAAAGATGCAATTAGAAAACGTCATAAATCAACTGCTTAAATTTTTAAGAAATAGATTAGATAATCTATCCATGTCAGTTACATCCGGTGGGGTTGACAGTATGGAAAATTACAAGTATATTATAGGACAAATAAATGCCTATGAGGCAACACTACAGGAAATCTCTAACCTGCTAGAAGATAAGGAGCAAAATGAAGGAACAGTCATCGATATTAACACCAAAAAATAATCTTGTTGGTGTAAAACCATCAGAAGAAAAAGAACCAAAATTACCAAAACCTACAGGTTGGCGACTTTTAGTTTTACCTTTTAAGATGAAAGAAAAAACTAAAGGTGGATTGGTATTAGCTGAAACTACTTTAGAAAAGCAACAAGTTGCATCTCAAGTTGGTTTAGTTATGGCTATGGGTCCACAATGTTATATGGATAAGGAAAGATATCCGGAGGGTCCGTGGTGCAAAGAAAAAGATTGGATTATGTTTGCACGTTATGCAGGTAGTCGAATCAAAATTGATGGTGGGGAAATGCGTCTGCTAAACGACGATGAAGTGTTAGCAACAATTGATAGTCCAGAGGACATCTTGCATGAGTTCTAAACATAGGAAGGAGTAAACTATGCCAGAAGAAGAAAAAAAGAAAATGGTTGATATTGATACATCGGGTCCCGATGCTTCAATTGATATTGAAGAAGCAAAAGACGAGTCCGTTGTAGAAACGGAAGCGCCGGAACAAGAAACAGATAAAACATATGAAAATGAAAGAGAAACAAAACTAGATGATAAAAAATCAGATAGTGAGTTAGAAGACTACAGTAAAGGTGTACAAGCTCGTATTGCGAAATTAACTCGTAAAATGAGAGAAGCAGAAAGAAGAGAACAAGCTGCTTTAGATTATGCCAAAGGTGTAGAAGAAAAAAGACAAGCATTAGAAAAACGTTTTGAAAAAACAGATGCTGACTATGTTAAAAAATTTGAGACTAGTATTAGTACAGGTTTAGAAGCTGCACAAAAAGAATTAGCTGCAGCAATTGAATCTGGTAGTGCAGAAGCTCAGGTTGAGGCTAACAAAAGAATTGCAACACTCGCATTTGAGAACGCAAAACTGGAGGCAGCTAAAGAAGGTAGAGAGATAAAACAGGAAGAGAAGCCTGTAACTAATCTCAATCAAGGTGGTAATGTCAATATACCTCAAAGAGAAGATCCTATTAATCCGGATCCAAGAGCTGAAGCATGGGCTGCAAAAAACTCATGGTTTGGAACAGATAGAGCAATGACTTACACTGCGTTTGAGATACATAAGGATCTTACTGAAAAAGAAGGGTACGATCCAAGTTCTGACGAGTATTATGAAGAAGTTGATAAACGAATTAAGATTGACTTTCCTCATAAATTTGGTAATACTGAAACAAAGCAAACGGCCGCCCCTGTTCAGACAGTGGCTTCTGCTACAAGAAGCGTAAAGCCTGGTCGCAAAACTGTGAGACTCACATCATCACAGGTCGCAATAGCGAAAAAATTAGGTGTGCCACTCGAAGAATACGCAAAACAATTAAAAAACACGGAAGGAGCGTAACATGGAAAAAGATAAAAACACTTCTCGTGCGAACCAAACACGGTCGAAGTCTGAAAGACCTAAAGTGTGGGTTCCACCATCTTCTCTAGATGCACCCCCTGCACCTGATGGATTCAGGTATAGATGGATAAGAGCTGAGGTACAAGGCTACCAAGATACGACTAACATAACATCACGAACTCGTGAAGGTTATGAATTAGTTCGTGCCGAGGAAGTTGAAAATGCATCAGACTATCCAGTCCTCGATGAGGGCAAATACAAGGGAGTGATTGGGGTTGGTGGCCTTCTTCTTGCGAAGGTACCGATCGAGGTCGCGAAGCAGCGAATGGAGTATATGGCAAATCGCCATAAAGAACGAAGCGAAGCAGTAGCCAACGATCTTATGAAGGAGCAGGATAATAGAATGCCTATCAATGTTGACAGGCAATCTCGTGTAACCTTCGGTGGTACGAAAAAGTAATTTTAAATATCACTGAATTATATAAACCGTACTGGAGGCCCTTCGGGGCAGGTACATAAGGAGAAACAACTATGGCTAATACAGGCACTAATGGATTTGGTCTTAGACAAGCAATGAGAGTAGGAAATACTCCTGCAATCGGCGGACAGTCTAAATATCAAATCAAATCAGGTCTTGGCGTTGGAATCTTTAAAGGTAATCCCGTATCTAGACAACACACTGGAGACGAGGGTTACATTCAAGATGTTAGCTTTGCAACAACTGACGATGGCGTATCAAGCGCAGGAGGAACAAGTTATGATAACTCCGCATCGAACGTAGCAAAATTAATTGGAGTGTTTAACGGTGCTTTCTTTATAGATAACACTACAAGCAAACCAACTTTTGCAAACTCAGTTGCAGCAAGCACGACGTTTGGAACTAACTCAAATACAGGTAGCACTGATGGTATTGGTTTTGTGAATGACGATCCTATGCAAGAATATATTGTAAAATCGGATGGTGCAGTTCCACAAACTAAACACGGTGATGCTTTTAATATAAAAAACTTCACTGCAAGTGATGCTAAAAATGGACAGTCAACTGCTTTCTTAGCAGTTAATGGTGTAACAGGTGCAGAAACAAAAATGTTTCGTGTTGTTAGATCAGCTGAAGATCCAAATAATGAGGATTTAACAGCAGCAAACTGTAACATTGTCGTGGCATACAACGCAGCGTCGAATGTATATCTAAGCTAATAGGAAATAGGAGATAAATTATGGCTATATCACGATCACAACTAGTTAAAGAACTAGAGCCAGGTTTAAATGCACTATTTGGCCTGGAATACAAAAGGTATGAAAATCAGCATGCTGAGATTTATACTAACGAGTCTTCTGACAGAGCTTTCGAAGAGGAAGTAATGTTATCAGGATTCGGTAACGCACAAGTGAAACAAGAAGGTTCTGGAGTATCATTTGATGATGCACAGGAAACTTACACTGCTAGATACTCTCACGAGACTGTAGCTTTAGCATTTGCTATCACAGAGGAAGCTATCGAAGATAATCTTTACGACAGACTTTCTGCTAGATACACAAAAGCTTTAGCAAGATCTATGAGTAATGCTAAACAAGTAAAAGCCGTCGAGCCTTTAATAAATGGTCTACCAGGTGTAGATACATTTAAATCAGGTGATGGCGAATCTTTATTTGGCACTGAGCACCCTACTCTTTCAGGTCCAGATGTGAAGAATACACTATCTACACAAGCGGATCTTAATGAGACATCTTTAGAGCAATCTATGATTGACATCTCTAAAATGACTGATGAGAGAGGACTTAGAATAGCAGCTAGAGGACTAAAAATGATAGTCCCATCGGAGAATCAGTTCACAGCTGAGAGATTATTAAAGTCTCAAGGTAGAACTGGAACAGCTGATAATGACATCAATGCAATCGTATCTATGGGTATGGTTCCGCAAGGATACAGAGTTAATAATTATTTAACTGACTCTGATGCATTCTACATCATTACAGACGTACCAAATGGTATGAAAATGTTCACAAGAGCTCCATTGACTACTGCAATGGAAGGTGATTTCGACACTGGCAACGTAAGATACAAAGCTAGAGAAAGATACTCATTTGGTGTATCTGACCCTAGAGGTATCTTCGGTGTAGAAGGTGCGTAATTAACTCTTTTTTGGGGCGGTCACAAAACCGCCCCATTTAATCTAAAATATGGTGAGATTATGAAAAAATTCAGAGTTCAAATATTTGCATATCAACTACGAACAGATTTTATTATTGAGTCTTTAGACGGTCCCATAGATATAGAAAATGCTATCATTGACAAGTTAGGAAAAAATGATATAAAATGGGAACATCTTGGAGAAATGCATGATCCAAGAGTAAACAGAATAACCTATGAGGAGGTTATAAATGGAGGCGATAATGCAACAACTGGAGACCCTTTACACAAAGAAGAAGGGACTAGATCTTCAATGGGAGCAGGAGCATCTGAAAGAGGGTAGATATACTCTCGATATGGTTAAGATTGACAGAAAAG